CCAGATTTTATTTACCAAGTTATAGGGAGGGTCTTACGTTCCCTACCCTTTGGTATTTGGTGGACTAACCACCATACGATGTTTTGCTGGGAAGGGGAGAGCCTTCTCAGCCCTCCCCTTCTTGTTTTTCTTTTGCTTTTTAGGCATTTAGCTACCTCAATCAAGCACTGTTTTCAGCAAATCCTCTGCATACCGGGGTTGAGTCAGGATTGCAGTGACCTGAATCATATCGGCAGCTGCTGGGTTAGCAATCGTTATCCTGACACGATGATAGCCAGCATTTGCCGCAACTCCAGCCACCCTATTTGCCCAGACTTCATCGGCATCCAACTCGATGATGGTTGCTCTATTCGCCGTATTGGGCAAGGTTATTCCCGTTGATGTTGACCAGGTGAGAGCACCCCAAACATCCGAGAGAGCAGCTCCGCCCATTGTTGCGACACGATAGTTGAAGTCCATATCGGGACTAAGAGTTGGCGTATTGTCGCTACAAGCCTCAACCGTCATAATAGCAGTACCTCCAGCCCAAGCACCTTGCTGGATATATATGGCAAGGTGATTCCACTTCGCCATATTTATAACATCGCTTGAGATACCGGCAGTGACGTCTAAAGGTAGTACCATTGGTACGACTTTGATTTCTTGTGATACTTGCATTTTGTTTAACCTCCGTTTATTTCTGAGGGGCAGGAATTTCACCTGCCCCAGATTTTCTTACTATGGTCTGACAGCCAAGACGACAAATGGGCTGAGAGTAGCAGCTCCGCGTCGTGGAGTCAGTGGCGCCAGCCACCAGGGTTGACCGTCATAGCGAAGGACGAACCTGAATGCCATCTCGTCATAGACGAAATAGACGTGCATTGAAGTCGCTACTTGAATCCCTCCAGCCTTTTCGCCAATAAGATACTGGCTAAAGTCGGCAAGCCCGATATCTCCCTGTGTGCTTAGAGCCTGCATTTTCTCAGACAGAATAAGCGGCCTACCCATCAATGTCTGGTAAGGTGAACCCGAAATGCCACCAGCGGGCATCCAGACGGGACCACCACCAGCGCCCACCGCCATAGCCATACCAGCCAACTGCGGGAAGCACTCATTGTTGGCAATGAAAATTGATTTGCTTTGGCCAGCGGGATACAGGCGTGACCACATATTGACGATGTTCTGCCAAAGGATGGTATTGATTGGCTGTGCCGCCTCAATGGCCTGAATTATCAGGGATGGATTACCAGCGTTGAAAGCACCAAGAGCCATATTGGCACCGGTGCCCCACAGGAAATCGTCATCCTGTACGAAGGCAATAGCCTGACCGAATGTTGACCTCACTATGGCCTCAATGCTGATTGGTGAATCCTGGATAAGCTCATCAGTCACCTGTGCTAGACCAGTCAATTTGTGGAGAGTGAGACCTATCGAACCGAATCGTGGCTTCGAGCTAGCCTTAGCCGCCGCTTCCTCAGTTCGGTAAATAGTGATCCCACCGAAGTAATTAGCAGAGTGGTCACTATCTACCAATGCCGGAATAGTTACCCGATTGGTAGCCATAGGAACCCTGACTGCTTGACCGGCACCCGTAATACCACTTACTATTGATTTCTCCAGGGCAACCTGCATTAAGGTTGCCCTAAATTCCTCGGGAACCAGATAGCCACCCTGTGAAAGGTCACCTTCCTCCATCACGGTCTTTACTGAATGAGACCATTTCGAGAGTGTTTCGCTTTCAGCACCATGAGGAGAACCGGCACCAATGAGGTCACGGAAATAATGCCCCATGCTCTTAAAACCGCCTTTGGGGTCTTCGAATAGCCGGTCTTCTGGGTTTGAGATGACTTTAATATCACCATCACCGGGTGCTACTGGTTTATGTTCTGATTTTTTAAGTTGCTCAAGAAATTTCTCAGTAGCTTGGTCCAATATTTCAGTTACACGTTCTTCAGTTATTGTTTCCATTTCAAAACCTCTTTTATTGAATTTTGGGCAATAAAAAACCCTGCATAAGCAGGGCTAGATGTAGATATTGCCCTAATCTAATCTATC